ATGCAGCGTGCCGACTACCAGACCCTTCGCAAAATGGGCTTCGCGGACGATGAGCTCAAGGAGTTGGGCCTTTGGGACGTCCCGACCGGTGACCCGTCCGAACTTGCGATCGCCTACATTCGGCGGTCCCAGAAGTCCGACGACCTCACGACGCTTCGGCAGCATCTCCGTGATATCGTCCGGGCTGCCGTCCGCGAGGGCAAGAAAATCGCGCACGTCTACTTCGAGCAGCGCAGTGCCTCTAAGGCTCACATCTTGCGAGAGGAATTCGAGAGCGCTACCGGCGACATTCTCAAAGGCCGCGCCAAGACTCTCCATGTTTGGAAGTCAGACCGCCTCTCCCGTCGGGGCATGGGGCAGGTTGGCCTTCTTCTCGATAAGTTCGACCAGCGGCAGGCGCGGGCAGTAAGCGTTACCGAAGGTCTGGACTCTTCCCAGGGCTCTCGAATCGTCTGGGCGATTCTCTCGGAACGCGCGCGTGACGAATCTCGGGATATCGCGCTCCGCTCGAAGACGGGGCTTGACGCTCACCGCGCCGAAGGCAAATGGATGGGCGGGATTGTCCCCTTCGGGCTCATGTATGACCCGGAGACCGGCAGGCTGGTTCGGCACCCCAGGGAATTCCTCCCTGCCCGCCGGATAGCGATCGGCCTGATCAAGAACCACACGCCCCAGCACATCGCTTACGCGATGAATCTGCGCGGCTATGTCACACGCACCGGAAAGGCGTGGAGCGCAACAGGGATCATCTCCCTGGCACACTCGCTTACCTGGGCCGGAATTGTCGTGGTCCGGGAACGGATGCGGGATGAATTCGGGGCGCCCCTCGACAAATGGCACAGGGGCGGTACCGCGCTTTTGGATGCCGACGGCTTCCCCGTTTCCTGCGGAGAAGGCGTCATCAGTTACGCCGAACATCAGATCATCGAAAAGAATCTGGCAAGTCGGGCCCGGCCGGGAACGTCAATCGGAGACCGCACACGCGGAAAGCGCAAGGCAAAGTGCGTCGCAAACACCGTGCTGCGCTGCCCTTACTGCAAGGGGCGCATGTCGAATGCCGGAGTTTCCTTCTACTGTGAAAAGCGGAAGAACGAGGGTGAAGCCTCTTGCAAGGGCTCTTCGATCAACCGTCAAGAAACCGAAGCTGCCGTTGCTCAAATGTGGCAGAATCGCATTCTTGGCCTTTCGCCGGATTCGGACGTCATCACGCACATCGCGCATGAATGGCTCAAGTACAACGACCCGGACAAGGACGAACAGCGCGCCAAGACCAGCGCAGCCCTTACGGATGCAAAAGCCCGAAAGGAAAAGCTCGAAGACGCCTATTTCGTGGCGGGCACGCTTGCAGAGGATCGGTACACCGAACTGAGTGCCAAACTGACCGCACAGATAAGCGTGTTCCAGAGAGATCTAGCCGAACTGTCGCGGGAGGCCGACCTAAGTCCGCTCATGGCGCCGGAATCGCTGGCCCAGCTCTGGGCATCGCAGGACGCCGAAGGACAGCGCGCGCTACTGCGGGCGGCGGTGGTCTCGATCGACTTCGTCCACGTCGAAGGCAGGGGGCAGCGCGGAGCGCCGGTTGCCGAACGCCTCAGGGTGACGTGGAAGGGCGAAGAGCGTCCCGACGCCGCCAAGGCGACCACCACAGCGCTTGAACACGTAGAGCTGACCCGCACCCGTCGCAAGGCCGCCGAGACAGCGCTCAGGGCAGCTGCCTGACGGCCCGTACAGCCCCGTTCGACCTCCCCGGGTCGGACGGGGCTCTCTTGTGTCGGCTGTCATGGCATGCTCGCGACAGCGCTACAGCGGGGCCGATGGTGTTTTGGTGTTTTGATGCCCGTTCTCAACACACCATAGAAAACTCTTAGGGAAGTCAGGATCGACGTCCCAAACACCAAACCGTCACTGGAAGGGCTTGCGCTCTAGAGGGGGTGGAGACAGCGGCGCCCCGGGGAACGGGGGGACACGGGGGAGCCCCGGGAAGTCGTTGCGCTCTAGAGGAAGTGGGAGACGGGGAGTGCCGCACACCCCTCCATGGTCGGTGGTCTGAGCACCCCGTCTCCCTTCGCCCATGCACCACGAGCCCCGCGCTACCGGGGTTGCCGCCGGAGTCGTGCGGCGAAGGGGCCGCGTTGTCCACGAGTAGCCACAGCCGAAAGGGGTCGCAGGCTCACGCGGTGCCCGCCCGCGCCGGCTAGTGCTGTCGCGGGAAGTTCTCGCGGCGGACGGCATCTCGGAAGCTGACGAGAGCGTTTCCGGTTTCTGTGCACACCTCCAGCAAATGTGAGGCATCCATGATGATCTCAGGAATCATGGAAAGCGCATGAGAGTGATGTTCCATCCTCAGCAATGCGCGACGGAAGGCCAAGAACGCCTCTCGCGTTTCTGTCGGGGCGAACAAATCCATGTCAGGCGCGAAGCCATAGAGCTTGTCGCGGCAATCTCGGGCATTGGATTCAATCGCCTTTAGGATCTCGTGGCTCAGTTTCTTGCGCTTTCCTTTATCGGTGGCTTGGCCGACAAGGGTGATCAGCGGGACGGCGGTGGCGTAAATCTCGCGATAAATTCCGCGCATCGGGTCGCTGCCAGGTTGTTTGCCTATATGGATTCCACCGTTGATGGTCTCGGCCTGAACCGTGGATCCGATTTCTGAGTCCGTGATTCGGTTCTCTGTCATCTCTCTCCCGCCCCTGTTCTCAACAGGATAGGTCGGGGCGTGCTGCGGCGGGGTCGTACGCACGGGTGAACTTGGCTCAAGGGGGAGGGGAGTCATGCGCACACGGTGCCTTGACTGTAGGGGGTGGGCCACCCGCAACGGCCGGTGCGACGAGCACCACCGGGCCTACGAGGCTGGTCGTACGGTGCAGTCGCACAGCAAGCGGAAGGCGGCCCTCGCGGCCGGTACCGGTGCCGCGGCTCGTCTGCGGAAGGCTGTGCGGCGGGCTGGGCACGGTGACTGCGTCGCGTGCGGTGGGCGCTTCCTGCCCAGCGGCGTAGACATTGACCACCGGCAGCCGCTCGCCAAGGGCGGCCAGGACGTGGACGACAACGTTCAGGTGCTCTGCAAGGCGTGCCATCGGGCCAAGACCCGGCGCGACTTCGACCACCAGCGTCCGCCGTTCTGAGCGCTCGTCCGACGGCTGGGCGGGGCGCTCCGGAAGTTCACGGCCTGGCCGCTCAGCGATCCCGGCCCCAGCTCGAAAAACGCGCCCTGGGTGTGACGCCGGACCCAAGCGCCCCCAGTGATCAACTGCTGTGCTGCGTCGGCGAAGCCGTGCTGAGGCGCCCGGAGAAAGGCACCCGCTAAGGGGGTCGAAGCGCCGGTTAGGAGGTGGTCAAGGTGTCCCGAGCGAAGAGCCCGGACCACCGGACCGGCCACCCGTCCGCGGCGCTGGACTCGCCCGCTTCAGTGGTCCACGAAGGCCGTGCTCCGCGCGTGCCGGCTCACTTGGGGAAGACCGGCCGGGAGGCGTGGCGGACGGTCTGGACGGCCGGGGCCGGTGCCTACTCGCCGGAAACGGACCGGTACATCATCCTGCGCTACTGCGAACTCCAGGACCGGCGGGCGGAGCTGCTGGCGGTGGTTGCTGCCGACGGTTTCATGTCGGAGGGGTACAACGGCCAGCCGGTGGCGCACCCGATGTTGCGGTATGTGGAGTCCACAGAGAAGGAGTTGCGGTCGATCGAGACCGCGATCGGCTTCACGCCGGAAGCCCGGATGCGCCTGGGGATTGTCGCTGCTGAGGCGCGGAGGGTGGCCACGAGCCCCGAGGATTTCTAACTGAACATGGCGGGGGGTGGTCGGCTTGTCCGCCCTCGATCCCGTCATTGCTCGGCACATCCCGGACGACGCGCCGTACCCGTCGGAGGGGTACCGCGTCGCCAATTGGATTGAGCACCACTGCCACCTGACAGGCTCGTTCGCCGAACAGCGCTTTCGTCTGCTGCCCTGGCAGCGGGAACTTCTGGTCGACGCGTACGAGCTGCGACAGGACGGGTCCGGTCGCTGGGTGCGCAAGCACCGCCTGGCCGTGGTGTGCATCGCGCGGAAGAACGGCAAGAGCACGCTTGCCGCCGCGATCATGCTGTACCACCTGATCGCCGACCGGGCCGATACCCAGCGCCAGATCATCGCTGCGGCCAATGACCGCAACCAGGCGCGCATGGTCTTCGACTCGGCGCGGCAGATGGTGAACGCGTCGCCGAAGCTGTCGGCGATCTGCTCGGTTCAGCGCGACGTCATCCGCTTCAAGGACAGCACTTACCGGGTGGTCAGCGCGGACGCCGGTCGGCAGCAAGGTCTGAACCCGTCGGCGGTCTCGTTGGACGAGTACGCGTTCAGCAAGAGCGCGGACTTGTTCGACGCGCTGACGCTCGGCGGCGCCGCCCGCAATCAGCCGATCACCTGGGTCGTCAGTACCGCCGGCCCGGACCCGGACGGACCATTCGCGGCGCTCTGCGGACGCGGGGAGCGGGTCAACTCCGGGGAGGCCGACGACCCGACGCTCTTCTACCGGTCGTGGGGTCCGCGCCTGGGCGAAGAGGTCGACCACCTTGACCCGGCCGTCTGGCGACATTGCAACCCTTCGTTCGACATCCTGAACGAAGAGGACTTCAAGGCGGCTGCCGCGCGCAGCTCCGAAGCGTCGTTCCGGATCTACCGCCTGTCGCAGTTCGTCCGGGGCGGGTCGACGTGGCTGCCTCATGGGCTCTGGGAGTCCCTGGCAGTTGCAGAAACGATCCTCCCCGGGGACGCGGTGGTCTGCGGCTTCGATGGGAGCTGGAAGGGCGACAGTACGGCCCTGGCCGCCGTCCGCTTGAGAGACCTCTGCGTCTTCGTCCTGGGGCACTGGGAGGCGCCGGTTGGGGATGCGCATTGGCGGGTGCCCATGGCGGACGTGCGGGATGCTCTGCGGTCCGCGCTGGCCACGTACGACGTGCGACTTCTGGTCGCCGACCCGTACCGCTGGGAGGAGACGCTAGACACCCTCGAAGCGGAGGGGTACCCGATCGAGGCGTTCCCGACCAACAGTCTCAAGAGGATGATCCCGGCGACCCAGGCCGTCTACGACGCGTGCCGGGACGGGCGTCTGTCCCACGACGGGAGTCCGGCTCTTGCCCGCCACATCGGCAATGCGGTTCTGCGCGAAGACCGGCACGGGGCGCGCATCACGAAGGAGCATGCCGGGTCGAAACGCAAGATCGACCTTGCCGTTGCCATGATCCTGGCTGTCCACGGGGCGGTCATGTACCGGGACGAGAACCCGGACTTCGCGGACTCGCCGATCCTCGCCACCTGGGAGCAGGACGGGCAGGTTTTCAACGTCGGCGGTTCCGCTGAGTACTTCGATGATCTCTAGCTCACGGATTACGTAATCCGTGACCACACGGGGGGTGGTGGTCATGGGGTTCTGGCGTGACCTGATACGGGGCCGTGCCCCGACGGTCGTCCAGCGCGCCCAGTGGGAGGACGCCGCGGAGGCGTTGGTCCTTCACGGGAAGGTCACGGCATCCGGGCAGCGGATCGACGCGACCGCGGCACTGAAGGTCAGCGCGGTCTTCGGGTGCGTCCGGCTCCTGTCGGAGACCATCGCGACGCTTCCGGTCGCCACGTACTCCCGTCGGGGAGGCGCGCGGAAGCTCGTCCGGTCGCCGCTGTGGCTGGACTACCCGACGGCGGAGCCCGGGGGGCTGGGGCGGATCGACCTTCTGTCCCAAGTGGTGCTGTCGCTGCTGCTCGAAGGCAACGCCTACTTGGCCGTGCTGTGGGACGGTCCGTCGATCGTCGGCCTGGAAGTCCTTGACCCGTCGCGGATCGAGACGCACACGGTGGTGGTTGACGGGCGCCGGCGAAAGGTCTTCCACGCCACGGACGTTGACCGGGACGGCAACCCGGTGGCGCTGGGCTGGTTCACGACGAGGGAGATCCTGCACATCCCCGGCATGATGCTGCCGGGGGCGTTCACCGGGGTCTCGCCGATCGCCTTCGCCCGGGAGTCCATCGGTCTCGCCCTGGCGGCGCAGACCTACGGCGGCAAGTTCTTCAGCAACGGCGCCACGCCGGGCGCCGTGGTCGAAGTCCCGGGGGCTATGTCCGAAGAGGGCTTGGCCCGTGCCCGGGAGGCGTGGCGGCTGGCCAACTCCGGCGTCGACAACGCCCACCGGGTGGCCTTGCTCACCGAAGGTGCGAAGTTCTCGAAGATCAGCATGTCCCCGGACGAAGCCCAGTTCTTGGAGACCCGACAGTTCCAAGTGCCTGAGATCGCCCGTGTTTTCGGCGTCCCGCCGCACCTGATCGCCGACGCTACGAACTCCACGTCGTGGGGCAGCGGCCTGGCCGAGCAGAACCAGGCATTCGCCCAGTTCAGCCTTCGCCCGTGGCTGGAGCGGATCGAAGCGGGCTTCACGCGGCTTCTGTTCGCGGAGTCGGCGAACCGGCAGCTCTTCGTGAAGTTCAGCTTGGACGGCATCCAGCGGGGCGCCCCGGCGGAGCGCATGACCATGTACTCCACCGGCCTTCAGCAGGGGATCTACTCGATCGATGAAGTCCGCGCCTGGGAGGACCTGGAGCCCCTGCCCGACGGCCAGGGCGCCGTTCACCGTGTGCCGCTGAACCTCGCTCCGGTGGACGAGGAGCCCCAGGACGAGCCCCCGACCACAGAGCCCCCGGCCGCCGACCCGACCGCGGAGCCCGACAACAACGAAGGGGGGACAGATGACACCGGAGCGCCGAAGCCTCAGCCTGCCGGCTGAGATCCGGTCCGAAGGCGACACCATCACCATGCGGGGGTACGCCTACCGCTTCAACGAGCTGAGCCACGATCTGGGGGGCTTTCGGGAGCGGATCATCCCCGGGGCCGGTGCCGCGTCGCTGGACGGCGCGCGGGACGTGCTGGCCACGTTCAACCACGACCCGAACCACCCACTGGGCCGGATGAGTTCGGGGACTCTGCGGGCCGGGGAAGACGGTGCGGGCGGCTGGTACGAGATCGATCTACCCGATACCACTACCGGCCGGGACGTCGCCGAACTGCTGCGCCGTGGGGACGTACGGGGGTCGTCCTTCACGTTCCGCGTGCTGGACGGCGGGCAGCGCTGGGCTGACCAGGACGACGCAGAGACCGGCCTTCCTGTTCGGGACGTCCTGTCGATGGATGTTCTGGAGCTGGGCCCGGTCCTGAACCCGGCCTACCCGACCACTCAGGCGTCCCTTCGCTCCCTGGTGGAGCTGCTGGGGACCAACGGCGACCGCGAAGAGGGTTCGGCCGCCGATCACACGCTCAACCTGCCGCCGCTTGTGCGGGCACTGTTCATACGGGGGGAAAACTGATGGACGCTACTACCCTGAGCGCGAACTTCGAGGCGCGCGAGAAGGCGACCGCGGAACTGCGGGCGCTGACCGACGAGTTCGCCGGTCGGGAGATGCCGACTGAGGCGCGCGAGAAGGAGACCCGGCTTCTGGCCGCCGTCGCCGACTACGACGACCGGGTTCGCCGTGGCGTCGAAGCCGTCCGGGCCAGCGAGACCGCACAGAAGCTCATGGCCGAACTCAAGGGGATCGGCAGCAAGAGCGGCGGCAAGGCCGACGAGACCGCGAACGAGCTGCGGGCGCTCGGCCTGGGCGACGGGATCGACTTTCGCCCGGACAAGGCACTCCACAAGAGCGGCGCGGAGCTGCGCGCGGTGGTCGACACCACCACCGGCAAGAACGTGATCCCCCGGACGCTGTACAACCGCCTTCTGGCGGAGGCGGTCACCCGCTCCACCGTGATGAGCGGCGGCGCCACCATCCTGTCCACGTCGTCCGGTGAGCCGATGGACTTCACGGTGGTCACCGGTCGCGCGTCGGCGGGCATCGTGGCGGAGAACGGCACCATCCCGGAGAGCAACCCGACCACCGTCCAGCGGTCGATGGGCGCCTACAAGTACGCCTACGCGTCGACGCTCAGCTCTGAGTTCGTCGCCGATCAGGCACTCGATCTCGTGGCGTTTCTCGTTAACGACGCCGGTCCCGCGCTGGGCCACGGCATGGGCGTGCACTTCCTGACCGGTACCGGCACCAACCAGCCGAAGGGCGTGCTCAACGCGGCCCCGGCTGCCACTGCCGCGTTCGCGAAGACCGCGAAGGACACCACTGTCAGCGACGGCCTGATCGACCTGTTCTTCGAGCTGCCGCAGCCCTACCGGGGCAGCGCTGTGTACGTTGTGTCCGACGCGACCGCCGCGAAGATGCGCAAGCTCAAGGACAGCCAGGGGCAGTACCTCTGGCAGAACGCGCTGACCGCCGGCCAGCCGCCGACCTTCAACGGCGCCCCGGTGCTGACCGATCCGGCCATGCCGGACGACAAGGTCTTCTTCGGTGACCTGTCCAAGTACACGATCCGGCTGGCGGGCCCGCTTCGCGTGGAACGCTCGGTCGACGTGAAGTTCCAGAGCGACCAGATCGTCTACCGGTTCATCCAGCGCGCGGACGGCCTTCTCGTGGACGAGCGGTCGGCCAAGGTGCTGACCATGACCGGCCCGTGATCGACGTCTAGCTGGGGGCTCACGGATTACGTAATCCGTGGGCCCCTTCCCGAAGGGGGTTGCATGACGTACGCGACGATCGCCGAAGTCCGGGCCCTGGACGGCATGGACGACACGGCGCTCTTCCCGGACGAGACGGTCAGCGACGCCTTGGCGTACGCGGTGGAGACGGTGGAGTCCTACACGGGCCGCACGTGGGAGGGGACGGACGCGCCGCCGGAGACGATCCGGTGGTGTGTGCGCACGCTGGCCAGGCAGTACCTCTTGGATCTCGTCTCGCGCATCCCGGACCGCGCGCTCCAGCTACAGAGCGAATTCGGGTCCGTTCAGCTTGCCCAGGCAGGTGGCACGTGGCGCCCGACATCGCTACCTGAGGTGAACGCCCAGCTCAACCGATACCGGGTCCGACTGCCGTTCTTCTTCCTGTAGGGGTGACACGTGGCAGTCATTTTCGACGCGAAGGTTGCCCTGTTCGAAGCGCTCAAGGTGGCACTGCCGTCCCGCGTACAGGTGTCCTTCGCGGACACGGGAGAGGCCAACCGGCGCGCGCACGTGTGGCTTGGCGAGACCACCGAAGAAGACCTTGAGCCGGTCGCGATGCGGGCCGGACAGGCCAAGCCGACGGCCGTGAACGGGCTCGTGGACGTCCACGGGTTCTACGTCTCGCCGGGGGGCCCGATCGAGGCGGAGAGGTTCGTCTACGGGCTGCGCGAAATCGTCGCCGCGGCGTGCCGGCTGATCGACCCGGCAACGGTCCCGGGGCTGATCGACGTACGGCCGGAGTCCGTCCAGGTGGACACGGCCGAGACACCAGACGGCGCGTACAGCGCGCTGACAGTCCGCGTCCGGGTGCGTGGACGACAGACCTGACGGGGGGATTCACATGGCGCTTGACGCGTCTATCGGCATCGGTGCCGAGGCGGAGTACGGCACCGCCGCTACCACCATCACCGGCTACGAAGGCAAGGCCGATTCGTGGAAGGTCTCGCGGGAGTTCGTGGAGTCGATCGGCTTCCGGGCCGGTCTCCAGACTGCCCGCGCTGACCGCCGGAACATCGTGAACATGGGCGGCGAAGGGGAGATCGAGGTAGACCTACTGGACGTGGGCGCCGCCGATCTGCTGCGGGCGGTCTTCGACAAGCACACGTCGACCGAGAAGGCCGGGTTCGTGACGCACGTCTTCGAGACGTCCACCTACTCCGGGGCTCCGTCATGGACGGCGCAGATGGTACGTCCGACCGTCGAAGGGACACGGGTCGCGTACCGCCATGTCGGCTGCCAGGCAACGGAGTTCACGTTCTCGGCGGATCTCAAGGGCGCCGTCTCGCTCAAGGTGTCCTTCGACTTCCAGGACGTGAGCCACACACGGACCACGGGGCAGATCCTCGCCCCGGTTTACCCGGCGGAGGCGCGCGCCTACGACTGGACACGGACGGCGGTCACGCTGAAGCGCGGCGGCGTCTCTGCTCCGCTGGACTCGTCCAAGTTCGAGATCAAGGCGGACCTGGGGCTCAAGACCGACAGGCGGTTCCTGCGCGGAACTCCGCTGAAGAAGCGCCCGGTTCGGGCCGCGGTTCCGTCCTTCGAGGGTTCCAGCGAAGGGGAGTTCACGGACGCCGCGCTCCCGCTGTACGAGTCGTTCCTAGCGGGTGAAGTGCTCGCCCTGGCCGTCGATCTTGTCGGGCTCACCCCGGGCACGTCCATGCGTTGGGAGCTGCCCGCCGTCCAGCTCACCGGGGAGTCACCGGAAGCGAGCGTGGACGACGTGACCGCCATGAAGACCCCGTTCCGCATCCTCGACCCGGGCGACGGCACGCCCGCGATGCGCGTGACCTACGTGGAGCCGTCCACGACTCCGCCCGCCCCGCCGTCCGGCGGCTCCAGTGGCTGAGTCCGCGTTCACCACCAGGGTTGAAGGGCTGGACGAGCTGAAGCGCGCGCTCCGGCAGCTCAAGGACCGGGACCTGAACAAGGCCGTGCGGGAGGTCAACAAGACCGCCGCGGAGATCGTGAAGCCGGAAGCCAGGAAGACGGCGCCCGCCGGCCACCGAACCCCGAAGTCGTCGAAGAAGTACAAGCCGGGGCGACTTGCCGCGTCGATCGCCGTCGTGGCGTCCACCAACTCCGCGGTCATCAAGGCCGGGTCGGCGTCCCGGGTGCCGTACGCGGGGGCGGTCCACTTCGGCTTCCCGCGGCGCCACATCCGCCCGAACAGGTTCTTGTTCCGCGCCATGGCGCGCACGTCGGACGAAGTCGCCGACACCTACGAACGCGAGATCACGGCCGTGATCCGCGACAAGATCGAAAGCTAGGGGGACCGCATGGTGAAGAAGGCCGCTGCCAACGACATGGGCGAGCTGCTGTCGATCGACATCGACTCGCTCTCGATCGAGGAGATCGAGACCATCGAAGAGATCATCGACGGCCCGCTGGACGCGCTGGCCCAGCCCGGAGCCCGTAAGGGCCGGATGATGCGCGCCATGGCCGTGGTGCTGAAGCGACGCACCGATCCCGACTTCTCGATCGAGGATGCCGGGGCGCTCCGGATCTCGCTGAAGTCGAAGCCGAAGGACCCTACCGCGCTCAGCGCGTAGTGACCTGCGCCCGTCTCGTCCAGCACTACCAGGGGCTCACCTGGACGGACGTGCGCGGCATGGCGCTGAGGGACTTCAACACGCTCGTGGAGCAGATGACGGAAGACCTGGACGAGCAGGCGCGGGCGGAGGGGCGGTCGCGTCGGGGCCCGGGTGGGGAGCGGAGGACGCCGGTCATGACGTGACGGCGGAGCAGTCGGCGGTGGGCGCTGGGGGGTGCCCCCGCCGGCTGGCAGCACGACGCGGAGGTACGGGGGATCGGGGGGTCCGCGTATGGCTAAGCCAATCAAGATCACACTGTTGGGCGATATCACCGACCTTGCCGAGAAGTTGGGCGACGGGGCGAAGGAGATTGAGTCCTTCGGGAAGAAGGCCGGGAAGCTTGCGCTCATCGGCGGCGGGCTCGTCGGCGCGGGGCTCACGGCCGGACTCGTGGAAGCTCTGGACCGGGACAAGAACAACGACCTGTTGGCCGCCCAGGTCGGGGCGACGCCGGAACAGGCGCGGACGCTGGGCCAGGCAGCCGGGCGGATCTTCGGTGACGGTCTGGGCGAGTCCGTGGAGCAGATCAACGAGGGTTTGAAATCGCTTTGGCAGGGCGGGCTTGTCCCGGCCGGAGCGACCGCCCAGGAAATCGAGGGTATCGGCGGCAAGCTGCTGAACGTCTCGAAAATTATGGGCGAAGACCTGGGTCCGACGGCAAAAACAGCCGGGCAAATGGTCAAAACGGGAATGGCCAAAGACTTTGATCAGGCCATGGATATTCTCGTTCGCGGAACGCAGCTCGGCGTTAATGCGAATGAAGACCTGTTGGACACCTTCAATGAATATTCCGTCCAATTCAAAAAGGTCGGAATGGATGGTCCCACGGCGTTGGGTCTGATGAACCAGGCGCTCAAGGCCGGTGCGCGCGATGCCGACGTGGCGTCCGATGCGATCAAGGAATTCAGCCTCCGGGCGATTGACGGCTCCACCGGTTCGGCGGACGCCTATAAGGCGCTTGGCCTGAATGCCAAGCAGATGACCGCGACCATTGCGGCCGGTGGCCCGAAGGCTGCCGAAGCGACCCAACTTGTTTTCGACAAGATGCGGGCACTGAAAGACCCGGTCGAGAAAAACACGGTCGCGGTCGGCCTCTTCGGTACCCAAGCCGAGGATTTGGGTAGCGCACTCGCGGCCATGGACCCGAAGACGGCGGTAAAAACTCTGGGCGATGTCGCCAGAGCTGCGGAAAAAGCCGGGAATACGCTCAACGACAATGCCAGCACGAGGCTTGCGGCCTTCGGCAGGCAGGCGCAACAGGTCTTCGTGGACGTGGTCGACCGGTACGCGCTGCCGGTGATCGACAAGGCCAGTGCGAAGTTCCACACCCTGGGGGAGGCCGTCTCCGCGGGCATCGACTTCGTAACACGCTACCGGACTCCGATCACGGCCGTCGCCGGGGTAATTGGCGTCATCCTGCTGCCGTCGCTCGTCGCCTGGGGGGTCACCTCCACCCAGGCCGGTGCGGCCAACGTGTGGGCCTGGGCGACGAGCACGGCCAGTGCGACCGGTGGAGCGGCCAGTCAGGTGGTAGCTCACTGGGCGGTGGTCGGCGGGTGGGTGAAGGCAGGTGGACAAGCGGCCGTCTCCGGCGCGGTCGTCGTCGGGCAGTGGATCATGATGGGTGCCGAGTCCCTGGTCCAAGCGGGCAGGATTGCCGCGGCATGGCTGATAGCCATCGGGCCGGCTGCGCTCGTTATCGCCGCGGTCGTCGCGGTGGCTCTGCTGATCTGGCAGAACTGGGACAAGGTCAAGCAGTGGACGGCCGAAGCCTGGGACTGGGTAGTTGCGAAGATCAAGCAAGCGGTCGACTTCGTGGTGTGGCTCTTCTTGAACTTCACCGGGCCGGGACTGCTTATCAAGCACTGGGAGACGATCAAGGCAGCGACCGCGGCAGCGTTCCAGTGGGTCCAGGACAAGGCTCGTGCCGGGCTGGACGGCGTGGTCAACTTCTTCACTTCGTTGCCGGGCAGGATCGTCGCTGCGGCCGGGGCGGTCCGTGACGCGGGGGCTCGAATCGGCGGTGTCGTGATCGACGGCATCTCGTCCGGCCTGTCAAAGTTGGCGGGCTTCGCGTCCAGCTTGGCGGACGCCGTCCGGGGGGCGGCCAAGGGAGCGATCAACGGGCTGATCGACCTTCTCAACTGGGCCATCCCCGACAAGATCGGGTGGGGATCGTTCTCGATCAACCTGCCTCCCAACCCGATCCCGAAGATCCGGGCCATGGGCGGACCGGCAAGCGGTCTCACCCGTGTCGGTGAGCGTGGGCCGGAGTGGGTCAACCTGCCGCGCGGATCGAACGTGATCCCCAACCATGCGGCACCGGTTGGGGGTGGAGTCGTGGTCAACGTCCAGACCAACGCGGACCCGTTCGCGATCGGTCGGGAAGTCGCGTGGGCGCTGCGGGTGGCTCCGCGATAGGCCGCGGATTACGTAATCCGTGACAGCTCAACAAGGGGGGAACATGGGGGAGTTGGAAGAGTGGACGTGCGAGTACTCGGGGCTGGTGATCGGCTCGCCCGACTCCGCCCTGTCCCTGGCCCAGGTCGACGGGCTTCTGTCGCTGCCGGACGTCCGGTCCTCCGATCTCGTGCTCATCCAGCGCGAAGGGCGGTGGCCGGGGGACGACATCCTTGACGGTCGGCCGGTCACGCTGACGATCGAGGTGTACGGGCGGACGCCGGAGGAGTTCTCCACCGCTTGGGCGGCGCTGACGGCAGCCTTTCGGGTCGGGCGCCCGGAGCTGCCGTTCAGGTTCCGCTTCCCGGGGATTGCCGCCGGAGAGAGCGCGTTCATCAAGGCGCGCCCGCGCAAGCGGGGCGGGTCCATCGACCTGTCCTTCGCCTACGGGGTGTCGACGGTGCCGTTCGAGCTGTATGCGACGGACCCGAAGATCTACGCGGAGTCGTCGCGGAAGGTGAGGGTGAGCACCCGCACCGGATCGCCAGTGTTCACTCAGCGGGGCTCCGTGCCGGCCCGGCCGATCGTTGAGATCACCGACGCGACGAACCCCGTGCTGACAGACGAGCTGACGGGGCAGACCTTCGGCATCGCGTACACCGGGTCTGTGACCGTGGACGGTGTGGCCCAGATCGTCCGGTCGTCGGCGGGCGAAGATATCACCGGGCTCGTGACCCCGGGCTCCGTCTGGCCGGAGTACGAAGCCGGGAACCATCGGCTGAAGCTCGTCAGCGAGAACAGCGACGTGGAAGCAACGGCCGTCGCCACGTGGCGCGAAGCCTGGGAGTAGCGGGGCAGGGACTGTGCGAATTCCTTAAACAGCCCCTATGCAGCACCCGCCGTAATCCGTGCAGCGGTACGTTCCGCCACCTCTTAGGCTAACCTCCAATTTCTGGTTGTCGACGGGGCAGATTGGGGTGAACGACGGATTTACCTGGAGGAGGGTTGACTCCGTCATTGAAAATATCGAGTTGACGACTTCGAGGCCGTGTTCCCGAATCCCCTGTTGGAAGAAGTCAAACGCGTCATAGATGTGCCCACAACTGCATTTGATTGGCGCGTAGTTGAAGTCTGTGAGCTCTACGCCTAGTTCTCTTCGAATCCGTTCGAATTCCCCATGGGGCACCGGCCGGATCCCGCTAAGCTGGATTCGCTCCGGCGTCCAATACCACTCGGTAACGGCGTAAGCCTGCGCGCGCGTCAGATAGAACGAGGCAGAGAGGTCTTTCAGGATTGCGGCCTTAACGAGGTCGATGATGGTCTGGTCGCTCGCCGAGGTCACCATCTTGCCGGTGGCGACTACGTTCTCGATTTCTGTCAGCAGCTTCATGGTGTCCAATTCTCCGATATTTGGCGATCTGCTGCCACGTCCGAAAAATCACAACGGGTAGCGTCTCTCGCCTGCTGAGGAATGGGTGCAGGTGGACCTTCAGGACGGAAGGGGGTCCGCCGGGCAGGTGGATGCGTATTTTCAGTGTGCGACGCCTCGCGGCCGCTCAGCAACCGGAGATAGTCAGAGCGCTGTCTTGGCGGGAAGTCGTTGCGCTCTAGGGGGAGCCGAGGAGGTGAGCCCATGGCGCGCTACGAATTGCTCCAGACGAAGCTGAAGACCGGCGAAGTCGTCGCCGCGTTGCCGGCCGCCGCGATCACGTACACCGAGACGTTGAACCAGGCGGGCACGGCGACGTTCACGATCCCGCTGAACGCGCCCCAGGCCGACGCGGCGAAGCTCTACCCGGGCGGCTCCGGGCTCGTGGCCGTCCGCGACGACGAACCGGTGTGGGGCGGGATTCTGTGGTCGGCTGCCGCGGACCTTGCCGCCGGAACGCTGAGCCTGGGGGCGTCCGGCTACCACAGTCACTACCGCGGCCGTCACATGGTCGACGGCTTCGACGCCCAGGACTGGGACATAGCCGATTTGCTGCGGACGTGGCTCTACCGGGTCAACGCGGTGAACACCGACCTGGACGAGATGAAGCCCACCGGGCGGAAGCGGTCCCGGCAGTGGACGAAGTACGAGCTGAAGAACGTCGCGGAAGCCGTGGAGCAGATGGCCGACAACGTGGGCGGCTACAACTTCCGCTACCAGTCGTACTGGAAGGAGCCGCGGAAGACTGTCGGGAACCGGTTCCTGATCTCCGACCGGTCCGGCAGCGCAACGACGCACTACCTGACGCACGGCGTCAACTGCGAAGTGCGGCAGGTGACGTACGACTCCACGGCCCTGGCTACCGCCGCGTACGCGGTCGGTGCCGACAACGGGGCCGGGGAGAAGCTGGTGGGTGTCGCGCAGAACAGCGGGCTCGTGGAGCGCATCCCGACGAAGCAGATCGTGACGACATACGGCGATGTCAAGGAGACGGAGAACCTGGTCTCCAAGGCCCAGTCGACGGTGAACGCCGGCCGGGCTCCGACGGCGATCCCGACACTGACGCTCTACCCCGGGGTGCGGCCCCAGGACTACCTGCCGGGGGACGTGTGCGTGGTCGTCGCCGACTCCGGATATGTCGCCCTGGCTGACGAGTTCGTGTTGACCGAGCGCACGACCGGAGTCGACACCAACGGCCGAGAGACCATCGGACTCGCCCTAGCCAACAAGGAGTTGTTCTCCAATGCCATCCCCAGTTAACGCCCTCCCGCCGTCGCTCCTGACCGAACTTGCCGACATGCAACGGCGTTTGACCGCCGTGGAGCGGGCGCCGGCCCCGGTCAATACCTTCGACCGTTACCCGGTAGCGGAGTGGGATCCGACGGCCCGCGGCACCATCGCTGACAACGTGTGGCACGCGGTATCGATCGCTGACGTGACCGGCATGGTCTTCGATCGGCTGGAGACGAAGTTCATCACCTACAACGTTCTCAAGGGACGACGAGAACCAGAGATCCGGCTGGCTGCGTTCCGGCACGGCCGCGACGGCGGGAAGACCATGGTGTCCGCGTCCAGCACGTGGCAACTCGTGGGCAACGAGAACCCGTTCCTGGCGGCGGGCATGATCCGCTGGATTCACGGCATCCCGCACGGCTGGGAGTACGCCCGGGACGCCGACGTCTACACCGTGGAACTCCAGCTCCGGTACGCGGTCGGCCCGGAGCCGATCCCGACGGCGCGGATGTGGGTCCTGGCCGGGCTCGAATCGGCTAGCACGGATGCACTGGAGTATCGGGGCGTCTTCGAGGAAGACGGCACTTGGCGCTATGCGCCGATGGCCCGGGACGGCTCCGAGTACAGCGCCCAACTCCTGACCTATCCGGTCCCGGGAGAGCACGGGAAGGCCCAGCTCTCCGGCATGCAGTACTGCGTTGGCCTTCCCGCCGCCCGCGTTCCCGACGCAACGGCTACCGGGACGTTGACCTACGACCTGGAGTGGAAGACCGTGCGCGCGCCGGACCTGAACGAGCCCGTCATGAACCTCTAGGGGGTGTCCGTGAGCATCACGGAAGCGCTGGGCGGGGCGGAGATCCTGGCGCCCGTCGTCGTCTTCGCGGTCTTCAGTCTCCAGCGCTGGAAGTCCGGTCTCCACGCCGCGTGGCGTGAGGAGGCGGAGGCGTACCGGGCCCGTGCTGAACGGCTGGACGAAGACGTTGCGCGGCTTGTCGCCGAAGTCCAAGCGCTACGACGAGAGAACGCGCAGCTCCGTGCGGAGATCCGGAGCATCTGGAAGAGCAGCGACACCGAGTCACGGATTACGTAATCCGTGACGGGACGGGGGGACCTTGACTACGCCACCGCCGGGGCTTCCGGCCAACATCCCGACCGTGCGAGTCCACGGCCGATACCTGGGGCCAGACGGGCGCCCGCTCGCCGGAACCGTCACCTTCACGGCACCGGCACTGCTCACCTTTGCCGACAGTGACGTCTTCGTGGCCGGCCCGGTCGTCGCCGTGCTGGACGAAACCGGACGGTTCGCAACGACGCTGCCCGCCACCGACTCACCGGGCATGAACCCTTCGGGGTGGTCCTACTCCGTCCGGGAGAACCTGACGGGGGTCGTCGGCAGTCGCACCTACGCCATGCTCGCCCCGAAAGCCGTGCCCGACGTCGACCTTGCCGACATTGCCCCCGCGGACCCGACGACGCCCACCTACGTGCCGGTGCCTGGCCCCAAGGGCGAGACCGGAGCTCAAGGTCCGAAGGGCGACAAGGGCGACCCCGGGGCCGCGTCGACCGTGCCGGGGCCGAAGGGCGACAAGGGCGACACCGGACCGGCCGGAAGCCAGGGCCCGAAGGGCGACAAGGGAGACGTCGGTCCCCAGGGCCCGAAGGGCGACCCCGGAGCAGGGTCGGTGAACTCCGTGAACGGCAAGCTGGGGCCGGATATCCAGCTGGACGCGGCCAGCGTGGGCGCCGTCCCCAGCTCCGCTGTGGGTACTGCTGGTGGCGTAGCCCCGCTGAACTCGTCCGGGAGGGTGCCAGCCGCCAACCTGCCGGACCTGTCGGCGCTCTACGTGGACGTGAAGACCCGGGGTGCAGCCAACGGTGTGGCGACGTTGGACGGCGCCAGTCGGCTGCCTGTCGCCCAGCTCCCCGTGACCGTCGCACGGAACACCTGGACGCCCCAGGCGTTGGGGTTCGCGGCGTGGAATCTCGACCCCGCCGGGGTGACCAACCCGACGGCGATCAAGTACGCGAAGCTGAACAGGCTTTACGTGTCCGGCATCAACGTCACGGAGCCCACGGCCGTGTCCCATCTGTGCGTCTTCGCGCGCGGCTGGGGCGGCTCCGCGGTTGCGCCCAATGCCCGCTTCGAGGCGTCGTTGTACCGCGAGTCCGGCGAGATCATCATGTACAGCGGGGACATCTGGCAGCTTGACCCAGCCGGTCAGTTCCCCGGGACGTCGGCACCCGCGAAGACGAACCACATCGGGGCCGTCCCGATGTGGCTGGGCCAGACCATGCTTCTTCAGCCGGGCCGGTACTACGGGGCGTTCCTGCTGCGACAGGGCGGCGCATCGGACTTCGCGTACATGCATGTCGGCAACGAGAGTCCGTCGAACCCGGCCAACTTCTTCATGCCGTCCGCCGCGTTCGAGCGGGAGAAGTACCTGGACGGCATCGACCACTGCCCGCAGAACCTCAGCGGAGCGGCATTCAAGGGCGACCACGACATCCCGATCGTGGCTCTCGCCAACCTCTAAGACCGCCACCTACTCAGCCCCGCCGGGACTTCCTGCGGGGCTTCTTCACGCCCAGAACAAGGGGGACTTCATGGCGTGGTACCCGAATGCCCGAAAGCTCGAACTCCAGCCGGAGAGCGACGCCCAGCCGGCCATCCGCCCGACTCAGGTGATCTTCCACTCGATCGCTGCCCCGTGGTCCGGTGAGCGGACTTACCAGTACTGGCGCGACTCCACCAACCTGGAATCGCACTTCTACGCCGGGTTCGGCGGTGAGGTGTACCAGTACATCGGCACTGAGACCAGGGCCGATGCCAATATGTATGCCAACCGCCGCAACGACGGTACCGGCGCTGTCTCGGTGGAGACCGCGTCGAACCTCGATCACAGCGATCCGTGGACTGACGCGCAGATCGAAGCTCTGATCGGTATCGGCGTGTGGATGCACAACCAGCACGGCGTACCGCTTCGCATCTGCCAGAGCTGGACCGACCCAGGCTTCGGCATCCACCGGATGTACCCCCAGTGGTCCCAGGGCGGGACCGCCTGCCCCGGAGACGTGCGCGCCGCTCAGTTCCGCGACCGGGTGTTCCCCGGCATCGTTGCGGCGGTCAACGGCGGCGGCTCGTCCGGCGGCTCCGGCGACGATGGCGGTGTCGCCCCGTTCCCCGGCGCGTGGTTCTTCCAGTCGGGCCGGAGCGACGACCTGATCACGCGCATGGGTCAGCGACTGGTCGAAGAGGGCTGCGGCCGGTACTCCGTCGGTCCCGGCCCGGACTGGGGCCCGGCGGACCAGCGCTCCTACGCCGCGTGGCAGCGCGCTTGCGGTTACTCCGGCAGCGCCGCCGACGGCATCCCTGGCCAGGCTTCGTGGGACCGACTCCGTGTTCCCAACAACTGACCGACTCGTCCCGCCCGCCGATCCCGACTGGCCGTTCGCCTATGGACTCCAGCCCTTCCGGCCGGAGCCGACCAACCCACCTGAGAGAGGTACCAGCATGACCTTTGTCCGTACCCACGCTGCCCGTCTGTACGCCCTGGCGGTCGCCGTACTCGCGCTCGTCGCCCACTTCGTCCCGGAGCTACCGTCCGCGCTCGTCCTGGGCGTGGTCGCCGCGGCCCTGGGTGTCGGTGAGGCGGTGCACCGTGTGACCGGCCCGGCCCCGGAGAGCGCCCCGCCGGCTGAGACCACCGTCCCGTCCGAGGCAGGCGAGTGATCCAGCCGGGCATTGCTCTGCTGGGGCGCGCCCGAAGCGGCAAGGACACTCTGGCGGAACGGCTCGTCGCCCAGCACGCGTACACCCGCGTCGCCTTCGCCGATCCGCTTCGGGCCGTCGCCCTAGCCGCCGATCCCATCGTGTCCGCGGAGTCCGGGCACTTCGGCTACCTGCCCGTACGGCTGTCGGAGGTCGTGGAGCGGCACGGCTGGGAGAAGGCCAAGACCACCGTGCCGGAGGTGCGCCGCACGCTCCAGAACTTCGGCCAGGCCGTCCGCGACATCGACCCGGACTTCTGGCTGAACCTCGTGCTGGAGCGCCTGGACGTCGCTGCGCCGTGGTCGCTGCCGGTCGTCGTCACGGACACCCGGTACGTTAACGAAGCCCAGGCGCTTCGAGCCCGCGGCTTCAAGCTCGTCCGGGTCGTACGGCCCGGAGCCAGCACACGGGAGCACGTCAGCGAGACGGAGTTGGACAACTTCCCCGTGGACGTCACCGTGGCCAACGCCGGGACCGTCGCCGATCTCCATGCCCAGGCCGATCTACTGGTCAAGCCGACCGGCTGACCCCACTGAGCCCCCGCTTCGGCGGGGGCTCTTTGCGTTGTCACGGATTACGTAATCCGCGACTCATGCGACGCAACTTCTGAACTTTTCTTGCACAACCCGACGGTGCGTCAGTAGTGTGCTTCTCGGGGCGCTCGCACAGCGCGAACCGCTCAAACTCAAGGGGAGAGGACAGCATGACCACCACCACCGCCACCGGCCGAGACGCCCAGGTCGAGAAGATCCGTAAGGCGATCAAGCGCGTGAACGGGCTGGTTGCCAAGGGGGATGAGCAGGGCGTTACCGCGTTGGGGGGGAAGGTCGACGGGCAGATCAATGCGCTTAGCGGCAAGGGGGTTCGGGCGCTTCAGGCGGAGCTGCGTGAGGAGTGGGCTGCCGCGAGGAAGGCCGCTAAGGAGAGGGCCGCGAACCCCGGCAAGGCCGTGGCCCTGGTCGGCAAGGTGTCCCTTGCTACCACCCGCTACCAAGACGTGCCGGGCATGGTGGAGAAGGTCGAGGAGATCGCCCAGGTTCTCGCAGACGGCGTGACCCTGGAACTCCAGACTCACGAACTTGCGTTGCGGATCGCTCGCCAGGACTTTCGTGCTCGTATCCAGATCACGAACAAGGACGGTGACCCGGACTGGCCGGGGCGCCTGAAGCCCAACAAGGAGCGGTCTGCCGAGATTCTTCGCATTGCTGGGGAGAAGTTCCGCGCCTCTGACGACGCGACCGCCGACGAAGCCGCCGACATGGAGAAGAAGGCTGCTGCCGTTCAGCGTCTCGCCGTTGCGATCAAGAACCAGCGCCAGAATGCCCTTGTGCTGGAGATGGCGGAGATCGACGCCAACCCCACCGACGAAGACCGTCAGATCTTCGCTAAGGCGGTCGCCGCCTACCCCGATCTCCCGGTTGGCCAGGCTGCCCAGAAGTTCTACAGCATGCCGACGGAGTTGAAGAAGGATGCACTGGCCGCTTCCCGGAAGGGTGAGTTGGAGGGTGGCTCCGACGGTGGAGACGGCGACGGCGACGACGAGAAGCGGACTCCGTTGGAGTTCATCGAACTCAACTTCGCGAAGGCGAAGGCCCAGCTTGCCGCCGCAGAGAAGCGTTCCGCGAAGCTGGACGACGACGGGAAGGCGGCGCTGAAGCAGATGCTTGCAGAGTTCAAGTCGCTCATGGACGGCTTCGAGTCCACGCTCTGATCAACCCTTGCCCCGTCCGGGTTCGCCTGGGCGGGGCCCGCTCCTTAGGAGAAGACGCGTGTTCAGAGCAGACGCCGGAAGGGTCGGCCAGCCGGCACGGGGCAGCCGCACCTTCGACACCGCCGACATGGCAGCACGGCAGCTCTTCGTACTGATCAAGGCGCACGGCTGGGAGGGCAGCGAGGAAGACGCCCTAGCCGTACTGCGGGACGGCGAATCCCTGGTGTTCAAGGGCTTCGAGTACCGGGTCACCGAAGTCGCTGACTAGCGGTCCCCCGCAGCCCCGTTCGACCTCCCCGGGTCGGGCGGGGCTTCTCCATGCCCAGCGGCAGGTTCGGGGATGGTGAAGTGGTGTTTTGGTGCCCAATCTCAACATCCCTAAGAGATCCCTATAGCAAGCCGGAACCGACCGCCCAAACGCCAAACCACCAGCCGTCCGGAAGTCCTTGCGCTCTCCCCCTGAGTGACCGATCCACACGACCCTGAGGGGGGTTCCATGGGCGCAGTGCGCACTATCAAGCGCGGAGGCAGCCGCTTCTATCTGCTGACCGATCGGCCGGACGTCCGGTACCCGGGAGTTACGTCCGTGATCAACATGCTGCCGAAGGGCTTTCTTCAGTTCTGGGCGGCCCGGCTGACGGCCGAACTTGCCGTCGATTCACTCCCGTTCGTGGAGCAGATGGCAGCCCGGGACAGGGCCGGAGCCGTCGACTACCTGAAGGGGGCGGCGTCCCGCTACACCCGGATCAGGGCGGACGTCGGCTCCCTGGCGCACGACCTGTTCGAGCGGCTGATCCGCGGTGAGCACGTCGGCGCCGTCCACCCGGACCTTGAGCCCTACAAGGTGCTCTTCCTGGACTTCCTGGCCGCCGTAGCCCCGGAGCTGATCCGGGCCGAAGACGTCGCGTGGTCGGACCGCCACGAGTACGCGGGCTCGTTCGACGCCCTGATCAGGGTGTGGCTGGACGAAGCCGGCAACCCGACCCCGGACCGCTCCGGCCAGGCCGTGGTGCTCATGGTCGACTGGAAGACCAGCGCAGCCACGTACGCGGACGTCGCGCTCCAGCTCACCGCGTACGCCATGGCCGACCGTCTGATCGCCCCGGACGGCAGCTCCGTGCCCATGCCGGAGATCGACGGCGCCGCGGTGCTGCACATCACGCCGGACGGCTGGGCGCTGAAGCCGGTCAAGGTGGACGAAGAGGTCTTCTCCTTCTTCCTGGCGCTTCGGCGGGTCTTCGACTGGGACCGCGACGTCTCGAAGACCGTGATCGGCAAGGCCATCGCGTCCAGCGCCAAGCGAATCGTGACGGGCACTCAGCGCCGGTCGGGCTGACGGGAAGTCGTCGCGCTCTAGAGGGGGTGGAAGAGGGCGGGGCAGCAGGGGGGCCGGTGGGTGGTCGCGGATTACGTAATCCGTCGTCCGCGAGTGTGGCCCTCCCTCTTCCAACGTCCGAACGAGTATGGGGGGGTTGGAGCATGGCGCTTCGCATTTTCGAGACCGATCCGGACGCGCTGCCGAAGGGCAGCTTCGTGGACGAGACGGTTGGCCGGTTCCACTCCGGCAAGCAGGACGAGAACGGCACGCCGGTCGCGCTGTCGGCGTGGCGGATCACCACGGACGACCCGTCGGTGGGTGAGGCGGTCGCGGAGCTGCTGGGCGGTGTGGCGGTGGTCGACGAGCACTCGGAGGCGGTCCGCAACGTCGAAGTCCAGACCGACAAGGCGACCGTCCTGGTCGTGATCGACGGTCCGGAGTCGGTGACGTCGGATATGAAGTTGTGGAACCGCAGCACGCTCGTGCACCACTGTGACGGCGTGGAGTTCCTGTCTCCGGATGAGCAGAAGGGGCAGGTGTGCGGCTGCCCGCAGCTCATGGAGGAGCGTAAGGCGCTCGCGAAGCGCTTCATGGGTCCGTCGCCCTCGATCAGCATCACGTTCGCCCTGGCGGATGATCCGGAGCTTGGCAAGTTCCGTTTCTCAACCGGAAGTTGGAAGCTCGCCGAGGAGCTTCACGTCCTGGACAACGCGCTGACGAAGGTCGGTGCTCCGGCGCTGGCTGAGCTGACGCTGACGCTGGTGGAGTACACCACGAAGAAGGGCCGGGACGTCTCGTACTACCGGCCCACGGTGAAGGTGCTCAAGGCCTACAACGACGCGGTGGCCGACCCGAAGTTCTGACGAGCCGGGGGCTTCGGGGTTCGCCCTGGGGCCCCTGCCTGTCTCGGGGAGGGGGCAGCGTGATTCTGGAGCTTTGTTCCGGCTACGGCGGGCTCGGCCTGGCCGTGGAGCATCTGACCGGCGAACGCGTCGGCTGGGTCGCGGAGATTGACCCGTTCGCGTCGAAGATCCTCGCGGAGCGGTTCCCGGACGCTCCCAACCTGGGGGACATCACCGGGATCGACTGGGGAGAGCTGGACGGCCAAGTCACCGTGTTGACCGCCGGTTTCCCGTGCCAAGGGATCTCCAACGCGGGACTCCGGAGGGGGTTGGAAGATGAGCGATCGGCACTCTGGTTCACGGTCCTGGAAGCGGTTCGCCGTCTTCGACCCGAACTCGTCTTCCTGGAAAATGTCGCTGCGATCCGGCGCCGCGGGCTTGCGGAAGTACTCGGGGGACTGGCCGAAGGGGGGGGGGGGGGGGGCGGGGGGGGGGGGGGGGGGGGGGGGGGGGGGGGGGGGGGGGGGGGGGGGGCAGTCTGCCAACTCCAGAAGCCAGCCCCACGGAGCCACACTCGCTGACGAAACTTGTTTTCTTCTTCCCCACGCCGACCGCCAGCGACGGCTTGGGGGGACCGGGGACGAGCCCGGCGCGGAAGGGTGGTCTGAACCTTCGGACGCTCGTCATTCTCCTGCCTCATGGTGGGGGGACTACCTGCCCGCCGTCCGGCGCTGGGAACGGATCTTCGGACGAGCTGCCCCGGCCCCGACCGAGCGCGGGCCCCGCGGGGGCATCCGGCTGACGGCGAAGTTCGCCGAATGGCTGATGGGCCTGGCCGCCGGCTGGGTCACCGACGTGCCCGACTTGAGCAGGGGGCAGCAGCTCAAGGCGGTCGGCAACGGCGTGAGCCCGCAACAGGCCTATGTGGCGTACAAGCACCTGCTGGAGTACGCCGACGACGGTCCAGCCGGGGAGACCCGCCAGAACTAACAGAGAGCGGGCCGGATCACTCCCAACTCCGGGGTGGTCCGGCCCTTTTGCTGTCACGGATTACGTAATCCGTGGCGGACGGGGGGACGACATGATTCGAGGGATCGACCGGGAGCACGCCCCGGCACTGGGCGACGTGCGCGCGCTGGGCGAAGGGGACGTGATTCTCCTCCTTCCCGGGGCTGAGGAGCGTGACGACTGGGCGCGGTACACGGAGGCGATCGGCGCTGCCGTCGGTCGTGGGGCGGACGCCCGGTGGACCCGTGGCTAACCCGAACAAGCGGCAGGGGACGAGCTGGGAGTCCAGCATCCGCGACTTCCTGAACAAGGTGCTGGGGCTCGTGGACGAGAAGGGAAAGCTGCTCAACCCGTTCAACGGCCTGAACGTCCGGCGCGTGGCTCAGGAAGGCAGCCGGGACGTGGGCGACGTCCACGCGGTGCCGTTCGTGCTGGAAGCGAAGGACGTTGCCAAGGCGACGGTCCCCACCTGGATTCGACAGGCCGAAGCCGAAGCCAACCACGCGGGCTTCCCCTTCGGAGTCGTGGTCCACAAGCTCCGTCGCGCGAACGTCCGTGCGGGCAAGGTGCACTTCGGCGTTCGGACGTGGAGCCGCGTGCGGCTCGTCCTGGGCCTGAGCGCCAGGGAGTTCTACGACCGGTACCGCTTCACGTTCACCGTGCGCGGACTCGATACCGGCAAGTGGTACGCGACCACCGACCTTGAGCGGTTCGCCGTGCTACTGGCCGACGTACGGAACGAGATGGGGGGATCTCGTGCAACTGACTGACCTACTCGCCAAGTTCGCTGACGTGAGCGAGCAGCCGGACGGCTACCTCGCCCGGTGCCCGGCCCACGGCGATTCCCGGCCGTCACTGCGGATCTGGGTCGGCGACGACCGCAAGGTTCGGCTGAGCTGCCGGGCAGGCTGCGCGACCGACGACGTCCGCCAGGCCGTGGGGCTTGGCTGGTCGGACCTCTTCGACGTCCGGGGCGACGCGATCACCGTGCCGGCTGAACGCCCGTCGCTCGTCGGACCCGGTCCGACCGCCGCCCTGGCGGACTACGTGGACCACACGGTCACCGTCCTGGGCAAGCAGGACGACGAGTGGTCGACCCGGGCCGCGCGGTACGCCAGGGACCGCTTCGGGCTCGATCTGGACACCTGCCGGGACCTGGACGTGGGCGTGGACGACGGGGAGACGATTCCCGGTCTGAAGTGGCGGAGTCGCGCGTTTCTCGCGTACCCCCGACTGACCGTGCCGTTCCGCTCGTTCGGTGGAGTCGTCCACGGCCTACAAGGGCGGGACCTCACCGGCGACTGCCCCGGCCGCTGGGTGGGACTGCTCAATCCGCGGGGCGCCCGCTGGGGAATGTACGGGGTTCTTCGTGGGCAGGGAGGCTACGGAACCGCAATCGTGACCGAAGGCCCCGGCGACGGGCTCACTTCGGTGGGGGTCGGCTACGACGCCGTGATGGTGCGCGGTGCGTCGTTGGCGAGCAACCCGGACCTGATCGAGGAGCTGGCCGCCGGTCTTCGGGGTTCCCACGTGATCGCTGCCGGAGACAGAGACGACGCGGGGCGGGCGTTCAACCGGGCCCTGGCGGAAGGACTCCGTCCGTACGGCATCACGGTTCACGCTCTCCCGATCCCGGACCACGGCGCTAAGTCCGACGTCACCCGGTGGCGGGAGATCGACCCGGACGCCTTCCCCGGCGCCTTCCATGCCGCGGTCAAGGCAGCTCGTCCCGTGCCAGTCGGGGGCGACGCGGATGCCCAGGCCGTGAACGCCGAACTCACCGCGCGCACCGGGGCCGACGCGGTCACCGGAGACCAGGGCGCCGAAGCTGCCCGTATTCTGGCGGGGCTCGTCGGGCGTTACGGCGAGAGCGACGCCATGAACGCGCACGCGCTGACAGCATGGACCCAGGGCCGAATCCGCTACGCGCCGGGCTTGGGCTACTACGTGTGGAACGGCAAGGTCTGGGAGCAGAACGCCCACAAGGTGAGGCAGGAAATCCACCGGATGGGCGCCGCGCTCGTCCTGGCCGGCGACGTCAAGAGCGCACGCGGCTTCACCATGACGGCCAGAATAGACGCGTTGCTGACGGAGCTGCGGAGCGTCCCGACAGTCCACGTGAACGCGTCCGACTTCGACGCCCGGCCGGAGCTTCTGAGCTTCGCCAACGGGACCGTCGACCTTCGGTCGGGGACACTCCGCCCACATGACCCGGCGGACATGCTGACGTACTGCCTCGATGTCGACTACCGGCCGGAGGCGAAGGCGCCGCGCTGGGAGAGTTTCCTTCAGGAGGTCTTCCCGGGCATGCCAGAGATGCCCGCGTACATACAGCGGCTCATCGGGTACGGCATCACCGGCAGCGCAGACGAACAGGTCTTCGTGGTCGCCTGGGGTAAAGGCGCGAACGGGAAGTCGGTCTTGACCGACACCCTGACTCGGGTCTTCGGGGCCATCTCGAAAACCACCCCGTTCTCAACCTTCGAAGAGAAGAACAACGGTGGCATCCCCAACGACGTGGCCGCGCTCCGGGCGGCCCGGCTCGTCTTCGCGTCCGAAGGTGAGAGCGGCAAGCCCATGAGCGAAGCCGTGTTGAAGCGGGTCACGGGCAAGGACGAAGTGACCGCGCGATTCCTGCGGAAGGAGTTCTTTTCCTACCGGCCGTCTTTCCTTCTCGTCCTGGCGACCAACCACCGGCCCAGGCTGCGCGGACAGGACGAAGGGCTCTGGCGACGCGTGCGGCTCGTGCCGTTCCGGCGCTGGTTCGCCCCGGAAGAGCGGGACCACGGCCTAGACGCCAAGCTCCAGGCCGAAGCCGAAGGCATCGCGGCATGGGCTGTCCGCGGCGCCGCCCAGTGGTACCGCGAAGGGCTCATGGACCCGGCCGAAGTCACCGGCGCCAGCGACGACTTCCGGCAGACGTCGGACGCCCTGGCGGGCTTCTTCCCGGGTGTGCTGGAGCGCGGCACGGACGCGGACGTGATGAACGGGACGGACGCGTTCAACGCGTACCTGGACTGGGCGGAACAGGAGAACCTGCCGTCGAAGGAGAAGTGGACGCGGCGCGCCTTCTACGACGCGATGGAAGAGAGGGGGATTCCACGGAAGAAGACGGCGAAGGGGGTCGGGCTCGTCGGGCTCCGGCTGCCGGCTGCCGAACCGGCTGACGCTCCGGGGATCTTCACGGGCTGACAGCACACCGAACGGGGCTCACGGATTACGTAATCCGTGAGCCCTTCGGCATCTCCGGGGGGAGAGATGAAGACTTACCGTCACGCGGTCGCGGGGGAGACCGTCACCGTCCACGTGCCGCAGGACGCGGACGACCTGGGCGCGTTCCTTGACTGGGTCCGGGAGGCGGACGCCCGCGGACCGGTCGGGCTGGATACGGAGACCACCGGCCTGGGGATCTATGGTGCCGACTTCCGTCTCAGGACAGTGCAGTTCGGGGACCGCTCCACGGCCTGGGTGATCCACTGGGAGCGCGGCGCGCTCTTCGCCGACGTCGCCCGTCGGGCGCTGGAGAACGTCCGCCGGTTCGTGATCCACAACGCGCCGTATGACTGGGCCGTGTTGGACCGATGCGCAGGAATCAAGATCGAGTCGTTGGCGCCGCGCACGACCGACACCCGGATCAAGGCTGCCCTGATCGACCCACGGCAGCCTCAGGAAGGCGGGCAGGGGACCGCGCTCAAGCCCTTGTGCGCGCTGTACGTCGACCCGTTGGCGCCGGACACCCAGGCCGACCTTGTTCAGGTCTTCCGCGCGCACGGGCTGACGAAGGCGAACGGCTTCGCCAAGATCGACCTGGACGACCCGACGTTCAACCTCTACGGCGGTCTCGACGCGATCTTTGCTGCACGGCTGGACCCGATCCTGACGTTCGAGCTGGAGCGGCTAGGCGTCCGTGACGCGCTCACCGAGTACGAGCACGAGTTGGCCCGGATCTGCACGATCATGCAGCGCCGCGGGATCATCCTGGACGCCGAGTACACGAGGGAGCTGGACGTCGCCCTTGGCCGGGAGGCCGAGGAATTCGCGGAGAAGGCCGCGCGGTACGGAGTGGAGTCGGTACACGCCACGCGGCAGATTGCCGAAGCGTTGGCCGGCATGGGCGAGACGCTGACGGAGCGGACCGCATCCGGTGCCGTCAGGGTGGACAAGGCCGTTCTTCTCTCGCTGGCCGACCGGGACATGCGGTGGGAGCGGATCGGCTCTCGGACACCGAACGCCCTGGCGGAGGCGGTGCTTCACGCGAAGAGGGCGAGCAAGTGGAAGAGCGCTTACGCGGGTGGCTTCCTCAAGGCCGTCGGGGATGACGGGCGCTACCACGCGAGTATCAACACGCTGGGTGCCAGGACGGGACGCATGGGGGTGCCGCTCGTCCACCAACTCCCCTCCAGCGACTACATGGTGAGGCGCTGCCTTCTCGCCGACGAAGGTCACGTCGTGGTGAGCACCGACTTTCAGGCCGTGGAGATGCGGGTTCTGGCCGCCCTGGCCAAGGTCCGGCGTATGGTCGACGGCTTCGTGAGCGGCGGATCGGGCTTCGATATCCACATGTTCACGGCCCAGCTCGTCAAGGGGCCGAACGCGACGAAGGAAGATCGAAAACTCTACAAAGGTGCCGGGTTCGGGAAGGTCTACGGCGGCGGAGTCCGGACCCTGGCCAGGCAGACGGGTGCCAGTGAAGAGGAGATCCGGCGGGCCGTCGCGGCTTACGACCGGCTGTATCCGGAGATTCGGCGCAGCACCGCACGATGGCAGCGGGAGGCCCGTGCGAACGGGATGGTGGCGGTCAGCGCGACCGGTCGCCGGTTGCCGTTGGACCGAGACCGGGTCTATGCAGTCACGAACTATTTGTGCCAGTCGGCGGGTCGGGACCTTCTGGGGCAGGCGATCCTGAACGTCCACGAAGCCGGTCTTCTCGATACGACGCTCTTGCCGATTCATGACGAACTGCTCGCGTCGGTGCCCGCGAAGGAGGCGAAGGAGTATGCGCGGGTGTACAAGAAGTGCATGACCATGAGCCTGTACGGCGTGCCCATCACGGCCGATGCGGAGATCGGCGGACGGTCCTGGGGCTCGTTGTACGGCGCCGACTACTGATCGGATCACGGCAAGGTAACGGCCGGAGCGGCCTGTCCTACCCAGGGATGAACCAGGGCTCCGGCCGATACCGGCCCGGCAACATCACGTGACGCGGCCCGATCTTGTTCCTAGGTTCGTTCGTGAAGGACCGACCGGCAGTGACGTGCGGGAAGTCCTTGCGCTCTAGGGGGAGCGAAACCAAGAACGAGCCCAGGGGGATGCCGTGATCGACCTGACCGAGCAGCAGATCCGCGACGCGCAGAACAATGACCTGGACGCCGTCACCGCGATGGTGAAGGCCACCGAAGAGCGGGTCGTCCAGCTTGCCCGCCGGTACGCGTCGACCGGTGGCCGGGTCGATCCGGAGCTTGTGGACGACCTTGCCCAGGTCGGTCGGATCACCGTCTGGGAGGCGATCAGCCGATTCCGCGGGGAGACCGTGGCGGAGTTCTTCACCTTCATCGACCGCACCTTGTGCGGCGCCATGTCGGACGAGCGGAAGACGGAGACCCGCCAGGGCGTGAGCCGGCAAGCGGCAGCGGATTTCGAACGGGCGCTGTCGCTCGCCGGAGGCGACCCGTACGAGGCGGAGTTCCTGGCCACCACGACCGAAGCCATGGGTGCTCGCAGGATGAGCGAAGATGCGGCGTACGCAGCGCGGCTGTCATATCAGGGCGTTCGGTACCTGGAAGCCCCCTTGACCACGACCGGCAATGTCTTCCCCGGCGAAGAGGCGGGTGGCGTGCGGACCATCGGGGAGTGGCTGGCCGATCGGCTGGCCGTCCCGATGGACCTGTTGGAGCCGTCCGACTTCGAGCGGGACCGCCGGGAGCAGACCCGGGAACGCGTCCACGCCACCCTTGACCGGATGGGCGAGCAGCAAGGCCACGTGCTCAAGGCGCTCACGGGGATTGACCCCGTCGGGTACTACGGCACCGAGCACGACGACGAGCTTGCCCGGGACATGGGCATCCCGCGGGCCCGGATCTCCGTCATCCGGAGCAAGGGCAAGGACAGGTTCCGCGTGCTGTGGGAGAAGGCCGCGTGACGCTCCGGACGCCGGACGGCGGCAGCGTCGAACTCGTCCGGTACGGGCGACGAGTGGAGATGCACCTTCGAGCCCCCGACGGGCGGACTGTCGCCACCGTCGATATGGCCGCCGAAGCCGCCGTCGACCTGATCGCCGAACTTCACAACCCGTAGGAGGAACGTCCATGTTCTACATCACTCGCGAGACGAAGGCGACGCTGGTCTCCCAGACGGGTGGCAAGGTCGTCGGCTGGTTCAACGACCGGGAGGCGCGCCACGTCTCGATCGCCGTCCCCGGGGACCGGGCCAAGCTGACCCCGGACGAAGCCCGCAGCCTGGCTGGCTGGCTGATCGACGCGGCCAAGGAAGTGGAGAAGGCGGAAGGGGTAGAGCGGTCCATCCTGCGCACGATCAACACGGCGGAGCGCGTCTCTCGCTGGTAGCTCACGGATTACGTGATCCGTGACTCGCCCCCTGCTTCGGCAGGGGGCATTTTGCGTTCCTGGCCTATACCAGTGTCGTGCACAAAACAGATGTTCTCGGGCTTCTCTCAGGCAATTCACAGAAACGCTTACACAACCTTTGGTAAAGCCGTGCGTCTACATAGGTAATGAAGTAGTGTCCGACGCGGCGTCAGGGGGGTCGCTGTCAAGGCCTGTGACCTGGGCTTTTTCCGTGCCTACTAACCCATAGCCAAGTGTCAGTTACAGGGTGTACGTTCGTTCAGTTGTTCGAACGACATCCCGAGGAAACGAGCGGCGGGGGTGGCTTAGCGCATTATGACCAGGGGGAACAGGCCAACAGTCGAGATTCGAACGGAGACCTTCGTGAAGGTCGACCGGCACCATCTGGCTTGGCGGCCGGCGGGGCCGGACTTCCCGACCGAACCTGACTACATCTACACACCCGACGAGCTAGTACGGGCGCTGTACGTCTACAGCGCTACCACCGCGCGCTTTCTGCCGACCGACAGGGGACGCTTCCGACTCGTGGCCCGGTCTGTGCGAACCGGCAGCGTGATCGGCATCCACGAGTGGCGGGTCTCCGACGAGACCGGCCGGTGGGTGCCAACGGATGCCCCCTGGGTGATCTGGGAGGGGAGCCAGGAGCAGGCTGCCTAGCCGCGGCCGCCGACGAAGGGAATGCCCGCCATGCGATGTACGAGACCCCTTGCACGGGGGCCGCAGTGACGGAGGGACCTATTGCTGAAGACCCCGGAGCCATGGTGCTCCGGGGTCTTTCGCGTGCTCGGGCTCAGAGCGTCGGAAACTCGCCAGCCTTGATCCCGGCGACGAAGGCCGACCATCCGGCCGGGGAGATGGTGAGCTCCGGGCCGCTCCGGTCCTTGCTGTCCCGGACGGGCACGACACCTTCGACCTGGGCGGCGCTGGGCGCGACTTCCACGCACTGACCGCCGTCGCCCTGAGAGTAAGAAGCGGTCTTCCACTCGCGCGGGGCGTTCCAGTGGATCACGGTAGGACCGGTTGTCATGTTGACGAACTCCCTCTTAACGCTGGCGATCAGGCAGGCGGTTTCCGTGGCCGACAGGGCGTCTGCTCGAAGGCGATCATAGGCCCGGATCTGCATCTCTATCGTTGCCGGATCACTCACCGCGTGACCCCGGCTCATGGACTCCGAGTAAGCCCAACGTTCCCCGTCTGGCAGTTCGAGCAGGGTGAAGCCGCCGGACACGCCGGTGCGTTCGCCCAACTCGAAGGGGGCCACTTGAACCACGATGTTCGGATGTCGCTTCGGGATGTCGATCAAGTGCTGTAGCTGGTGGAACATCACTTCGCGGCCCCCGACGTGTTGCCGGATCACGGCTTCGTTTAGCACGACAACCAGGAACGGACCGCCGGGAGCCAGGAACCGTGTCTGCCGTTCCATTCGGGACTGAACGTCGTGCTCGATCACGGTGGAGTCGACGTCGGGCTGAACGAACCTGTACAGCGCCCGCGCGTACGCTGGAGTCTGCAACAGCCCTGAGATTCGGGCCGTGTCGTACTCCCGTACCTGGGTGGCCCGTGCTTCGAGGTCAGTGAAGAACCTGAATCGATCGGGGCGGCTTGGCATCGAGGCCCAGTCGACAGCGTCCCAAGCGTCTGCAAGTTGCGTGCCCGTCCCGAACAGCTTGTCGCAGCGTTCGGCGTAGTCCCTGGTGGGCTGCCGCTGCAAGCGCTCGAACTTGGACCCGTAGCTTGGGTGCAGCCCCAACGCCGTGGACAGCGCGGCTGCCGTACGAAGCCCCGCACGCTGCCGATGGTCTTGAAGAAGCCATGCGAATGACTCCGGTGTGAGCCGCCACTTCGGCGCCGGCCTACCTGCCACGTCACCACCACCGCTCATTGTGGACAGATCTTTTGTCTCTCCGTCAGGTATACCCAACCGGCCACCCGCTGTCGTTATCTGGTCACAGCACAACGCCGACCGAGAGGCACCGGCATGGACGTGTTCACGCCCCAGGTTGGGGATCTCGTTCTCGACACGCACTCCCGACAGGTGGGCGAGTACCGAGGCACGGTTGGCGGAGAGGTCTACCTGAGACCGCCCGGCGGCGGGATCGAGTGGACGACGGACCCGGAGAACGTCCGACCCCCGTCGCCGGACCTGGAGTACGCCAACCCCGCTGGCGCGCCGAAGGGATCGATCCCCCCGACGTCCGAGTAGGGCCGTTCGTCTACCCCGCACTACCGCGAAGAGGTCAATTTCCGACAGAGGAAGGTGCGCTTAATGAGTGAGTCGCCGGAGCCGCCGAAGCTGCCCACGCAGCCCGACCGGTGCCCGTGCGGTGAGCAGATCCGACCCGACCCGCCGGAGCCGGATGGCGTCCGCACCTGGAAGTGTGAGTGCCGGAGGTTCGGGTTCCTTCTGCCGCCGGACTACCTGAAGACGCACCCGGAGGAGCCCGCCGTTCAGGTCTGCGGCCGAAAGCGGCTCACCCGCGTGCCCGCCCCGGCCGCGGTGTGACGGTCCAGTCCTGGGGCCGACTGTGGCTCCACCGGATCACCCGGCCGGTGATTACGGCTCAGATGCTCTGGGGTCTGCACATCCAGTTCATGTGGCCGGTAACGATGTTCAGCCCGAGACGACGAGAGATCATCCGCGACGAACGCACCCAGATGACCCCCCGACATCTGGAACTTCGCGCGGAGCTTGACCGGCGTCGCCTGGGACTGCCGGCGGCCCCCAAGCACCGGGCAGACCCTCCCAAGGAACGAGCGCAGATGGTGGCCGCGGCGCCGCGCGAAGTCAACGTGGAAGTCGTCCCGGCGGAGGGCTACGAGCTGGAGATCAAAGGGGCGCTGTCCTGTCCGTTCGTCTCGACGGACGACATGGAGCAGCAGTACGAGAGGGTCATTACTGATCTTGTTCGTGACGAGCTGTTCATCCCTGACGACGCGCCGCTTGTCGTGATCGTCACGGACGAATCCGGGGGGCTCCGCCGGATCGAACAGCCGAAGAGGCCCGAGTAACACCTACAGACTCCCGTCCCGCCCGGACGTCACGTGACAGGACCCCGGGCGGGATGGGCTCCAACTCCCGTACCCCGCCTCGGGGCTGAAAACGGTGGGCTACACCGGTACGGGATCCGTGGTCTCGTCCGCCCGTGCATCACAACCCCCGTACGGGCGGGCGGACCACTTCAAGACCCCCGTCCTGGGGCTATGGGTCTCCTGGTCCGAGCCCGGCCACCCTGGGGCGGGCGCCGGTCCCCCTGGGCGTTCTGACAAACAACCGGGGGACCGGCTACTCAGACCCCCGCCCCGACTCGATCGACCGTCCAAAGTGTTTCGAGTCGGGGCGGGTCCATCACGACCACTATCGACGGGAACTCCATCGATGCACAAGGACATTCAGCAGCAGCCCGCCCGCCGGATCGGAGCCCTGGTCTTGATCAGGGACGGAGAAGGGCGCGTTCTTCTGGAGGAGACGACCTACCGGGAGGGTGCACAGCTCCCCGGCGGCGCGGTTCACCAGGGCGAACAGGTGGCCGACGGTGCGGCGCGCGAACTCGCCGAGGAGACCGGCCTGTCCAGGGTGATCGCCTTCCACCTGGGTGTGGACCAGATCCCGGCGAACCCCAACACGGGCGCTGTCGAGGGCTTCAACTTCATCTGTGACGGCGGGTTTGTCACCGACGCGGAGAAGGCTCGGCTGAGCATTCCCGTTGGGGCCAGCGAGGAGATCAAGGCGCTCGTGTGGGTCTCCCTGGACGAGCTGGACGACCACACGGCGCCCTACATGGCGGCGCGCATCCGAATCGCCGTCGACCACGCGGAGGCCGGATTGAGGCAGCCCCTTCTGTACATCGGGCAGCCGGCGGGCGCGCGCCACGTCGCGTGATGGAGACGTCCGGCGGTGGCTTCAACCCCGAAGGGAAGTCCTGGCGCGCTGAGTACCGGTTCCGGGGTCAGCCCGGTATCCCCGGAGTCACACCCGGGGCGTCGAACGTCACCGGGAACGCTGCCATGCACGAGTTCGAGCGGTTGGCCGCGTGGTTGATCTCCGAAGGGGCACGGCGGTGGTGGTCGCTGGAGATCCCGCCCGAGATGGCCGACTTCGGCGAGATCCTTCTCCGCCATGGGAAGGCCGTCGCGATGCAGCGTGGCAGGTGGACGTACGGAGGCCCGCACACCTGGGCGGACGTCACCGTGACCTACCGCCCCGCCGGCTGATCCGTGGCAGCGAGGAAACGCCCCGGCACGGGGCCGTTAGAGAACGTGGTGCGCACGGTCGGGAACAGCACCACATGCCAGTGCCCGCAGCCCGACAAGTGCGTTCTACGGCTGCAACTCCCGCCGCCCGGTGCATCGTTCCTCGACGGTCAGTTTCGTCGGTGGGCGGTCGTCAGCCGGAACCAGGCTGCCGACCCGGTAAGCGGAACGATCAAGAGCACAACGATCCTGATCCGGCTGGTCACCACCGGTACCCCGGTGGAACGCACGTACAGGTGCGCGGGCCCGGTGCCGATGGAGAACCGCTACAGCAAGAACCGCCCCGGAAGACTCCCCCGAGCCCGAATCTAACGGGCCAAATAGACCCCCGCCCCAGACGCAGCACACAGGGAATCCGTCTGGGGCGGGCTCCTACCCGAACCACCAACCCGGAAGGAGCACAATGTGACGACGATCCTGAGCACCGCACTGACCAGCGTGGAACTGGACGTGCCCACCGATGTGGAGCTGGAGCTGACCGACAAGTGTCAGCTGTCGTGCGGACACTGCCTCAGCGAGTCCAGCCCGTCCGTGCCCCACGGCAGCATGACCCTGGACGACTGGATGCGGGTGATCAACGAGTGTGCCGCGCTCGGCGTTCGGCGGGTGCAGCTCATCGGCGGTGAGCCCACGACGTTCCCCGGCTGGGACAAGCTGCTGAACCACGCCCTGGCCGTCGGGCTCAAGGTCGAGGTGTTCAGCAACCTGTACCACGTGAGCGCCAAGGGCTGGACGGTGCTCTCGCAGCCCGGGGTGTCCCTGGGCACGTCGTACTACTCCGTCAACGCCGGAGAGCACGACAAGGTGACCAACAAGCCGGGAAGCCACGAGAAGACCCGGGCGAACATCGCGAAGGCGGTAGCACTCGGCATCCCGATCCGGGCCGGAGTCGTCCGGTGCCACGACGGGCAGCTCGAAGAACTGGCCGTTGCGGAGCTGAAGGCGCTGGGAGTCCAGCGGGTCACCCTGGACGGGGCGCGCGCGGTCGGACGGGCAGCCGGCGGGCAGGAGCCGACCATGGACGCGCTCTGCGGGAACTGCGCACTCGGGAAGCTGGCCGTCCTGCCGAACGGCGACGTGGCCCCGTGTGTACTCGGCCGTTTCTTGCCGACGGGCAACGTCAAGGACCCGGGCGGGCTCCGGGCCGTTCTGGCTGGCCCGACGTGGGCGAAGACCGCGGCCAGCATCCCGCGGCGATCGCAGGTGTGCGGCCCCAACGACGGAAGCTCGTGCGCCCCGACGGGATGCGCGCCCCAGGACAACTCGATCACCTTGGGCGGCTGCCCGCCGAACGACTCGAACGACTGCAACCCCGCCAGCACCGAGGCGTGCGCACCGGCCTACTTCGCCCCGAAGCCCTCGGAGCTGGAGCTGTGCGTCCCGAAGGTCACCACCGCGGGGCCGGTCCCGGTGATGCTGGGCGGGTGCCCGCCGAACGACTCCAACGACTGCTCGCCCGCCAACTCCGAGGCGTGCGCCCCGAAGTACTGA